GTATGTATAGGTAAACAATGACTAGCTATAGCCCAAGAAAAACTAGAAGAAACATCGTTTCCCTCAACACAAAGAATATATTTATTTTTAAAGTTTTCTTCAAACTGTATTTTAGGTTTAATGAGCGGTTTTATTTTTTCTTCAAAATCTTGTCGAATGCGTACACTTTCCGGCATAGCTTTATCAATTAAGCCTACATCTATCCAGTCTCCGGCGTTCAACCATTTAGAGACGACTTCAATTCTGCATGTTTTATATATTCCCCACCAAGGACCATCTGTTCTAGATTGTGTAGGTCCTGTAAAGCTTCCTAGAAAATGAACTTTATTGTTCTTTTCTTCAAAAGGGATAGCGTCGGGTTTTGCGTGATATCCTCCATAACTATATCTTTCGTACATATCGTCTACAATACACAGCATTCCTAATCCCTGATGCACTAATCGATTGCAGCCTATTGCAGGTTGTTTGTGTCCTCCATTATCAACAAACCTAAACGGAAAAATATACTCGTCTGAAAAATCCCTAAAACTCTGCCATAGCTTAACTTTATCAAGATACATTAAATATCTATGATCTTTAGTTTTTGGAAAATTTTTTAATTTAATAGAGTCTAAAGTTTCATCGGTGGTAACTACATCATCAATAGTAAGCTTAGCTCCTATATCTACCCATGTTTGATCGTTAACCCAACAATAATGACCATAACGAAAATGTACTTGGTCTCTAATCCAATCTTTGGTGAATTTATTTGTTACAATATTCATATTAAGGCTTTTCTTATAATGTCTGTGTAGTGGTTGTATATTTCCGTGACGAGCTTATCTCTTACCTGCTTATGATCTGAAGTAGCACTTACAGCTCCTTGGTCGCTTAATTCAATGTATTCGCCATGAATTACTGGATGTCTACTTTGATTTAAAAACTTAACAAAAGTACTCAATAAAATATCTTCACCGTTCCATGGGACTATAGCTTTCATAGCAGTTGCATGAAAATATTTTTCTTGAGGAATAAGTTTTGCGTATATTTCGCGAGAAGTCATTGCGCAATGAGTCAGCAAAACATCCGCATTATTTACATATACTTTATCATTATATTCCCAACCTTTTTTAGTTTTGTCTATAGCTCTACCTCTCGTTCCATACAATCCTAAAGGAGACTTTTTCCACAAATAATAAAGTTGAGAAAGAATATACCCAGGTACAAGCATATCGTCATCGATTACCACAACACACTCGTTTCTGCTGCTTTCTGCAGCTGCAATATATCTGGTAAATAAACCAAACATGTCATTATTTAATACATCGTCTCGGTGTGTGATTTCACAATAAGCTGTGCTGTCGTAGTCAAATTTTGCAGATGATTTACAGTGAGAAATTACAATTTGATTTACTGCAGGTATAAGAGAATAGAAAGGTATTAGTTTATTTTTAATATTATCGGGGCGGCTGTAATTCATCACTACTAGAGTAATCTTTTGATCAAAGATTTCATTAAACTTTTGAAACATTTCCTCGTGCAATTTTTCTCTGTAACGATTAAACCCAGAAAAATGTACTATATTGTGCGCTGCAATAATACGCGTCTCATGAAGTAATGATTCTGCTTGAGTAAACAATTTATCCTCATACTTAAGCATTGCAGGCATAAGATGATTTACAGAAGTAATATTAAATACAGGTATTTTATCTGTAGTAATCTTATACGCTATGTAACACTGAGTAGGATAAAAGCTTTCAAAAAGATCTTTATGATTAAACATCTCTTCAAAAGAAAAAATATTTTTATGACATTTAGAAGCTAACAACACTCCTGAATTGATATAAGAATCGTCAATATCTATCCCTCTTTGTTTTTTAATATACTCGAAATCATGATTAGGCTCACTCATCCCTGAATTTCTTTTAATTACCAATGCGCCTAGATGATCTTCAGGAACAACAGAAAATAGATTTTGAGCAAATGGAGATATAAGACAAGTATCATCTATCCACAATACACGATCATACTCTTTTAAAGCGTTATAAATTACCTGCATCTTAGCATAATAATTTATAACATTAGCTCTTTTACTCTGTACGTCTAATAATTTATTTTTTTGCTCGTAGGTAAATACACTATCTAAACCTCTATATATTTTAAAATCTGCTCCCCAATGATCTGCAATTTCTTTAATCTTATCTTTTGTTTTATCGATAAACTCTCTCCCTTCTGTAGTTAGAGTTACAATAACATTCTTTGTTTTTACAGGATAAAACTCTTTATTTATTACTTTTAAAAGCTGCTTGTTTAACTCTTCTCTAATTGGAGAGTACTCTACTTCAGTGGAAAACCCAGATTCTATATTTTCTGCGGGAGTAATTGTCTTTAATTTTTGTACATGTTTAATATTAGCTCCGTAGTACGTGTAAGTATAAGCCAATGGATGCCCCAATCTTAACTTTTTAATTCCTGCTTCGGTTAAAAAATACGCAGAAGAACTAAGCCTGTGTCTATTGTGTACACCTAATTTTGTATTATCTAAATAAAGATTATCTGTAGGAGGATATACCAGGTCTATATTCTGTTTATCGCTATTAGCAAAACAAAACATCCCCCAAACATCTCCCTCAATTTCCACATCATCATTACACACCCAAACTCCGTCGTTAAAAATAAAAGGCAATGATTTAACTATGTCGTTTTTTCCTCCAACCGCAGTTTGATAAAAATGCTCACTGTTAGCTCTGCAGTAATCTATCACATCCTGTTTGTTTCCGTAACAATTAACAATAATAGTGCATTTATCTTTAAAGTTATTTACGCAGTATTTTAAAAATTTAGTGTCGTTTTTAAGATGTATAAAAATAGATGGGCGCATAACTATAGCTATATTAACAAACATCGATTTTATTTAAAAACTCTTTATTGTATTTTGAAAAGTTTTTCTTAACGTATTCCGTTCCTTCACCAAATTTACACGTTCTTTTTTTCACACAATTATTTAATATATGTTCTTTAGCGTTTTCTAAAGATATTCTACCAGGATACTCAAAATACATTCTATCGACAGTGTGTCTGTAAAATATATTATCTCTAAATGTGAGTACTTTATTTCCCAGATATAGATTTTCTATGACCACATTACCGAATGGTTCGTATTCAGAAAACAATACAAAATAATCTAATCCTTTATAATAACTATATGGGTTACTTGTAGCGGCTATATGCTCTAGGTTATCTCGATTTTCTCCCTCTCCTCCTATCCATACAAAATAGTACTGGTTTAGTTGACCTGCTACCTGTTTGAATAAATTATAGTTTTTTCTGTTACAGATCATTCCGCTCATACCTATCACAATCTTATCTGTATTAAAATTATGCGCAGGGGCTTTATCCATCTTATCTAATAGAAATTTAGGTAAAATAGGAGATTGTACTTGGGGGGTAACCTCTCCGTTACTAAGGTAGGACTTAGCTATTTCTTCGGTAATAACAAAATCAGGAGTCTTTAAAGCGGATAGTTTATAATCTTTTCGCACTTCACGACTAAATCTTAATATATTGTTTTGATTAAAATGGTCCCATACATCTTTATAAACCTTGTTGACTGAATTAAACAACAACTTATGGTAAGATGTCTGATTTATTAAAGCATACAAAACTACAGGGTCGTTGTAATAGTATTTAAAATCTTCTTCAGTTAAACCGTATTTATCTCTAGTCTCAGGATTAGGTTCTACCTCTAGAATCAATATCTGTTTAGCTTTTGATTTTAAAAAGTTAGCTAATATATACAACGAATGAGTAGCTCCGTTGATCTTATGGTTATGACTGACTAATACAAAGTTTACAGTTGAAGGTTTGTTCAATAGCACACTTTTTTTGGCTTCAGGTGCGCCAATACTTCTAGCAAAATGAGTTACTGCTTTAGGCTTTTGTTGAAAACTCTGTACGGTATTTTCAACATTTACATATTTGTTTAATAGCGTATGCTCTCCTAGACTGTAATAATTTATATAATAATTTATAATGCTTTGATCCTGGAAATATTCACCCTGCCAGTTAGAAGATAACCATTGCATGTTTTCTATGTGAGCTAAGTTTTGTTCATTACACACAAACAAAAATTGCCCTGAGTTAAATGCTTCTCCAGAATTAGAAAGCAGTTTAGTTTTTCTCTCAGAAGACAAAGGCTTTAAACTATAATAAACACTTACTTTATATTCTCCGCCTAGATTAGAATCAGACACTGTATACCACTTAGAGGGGAATATTTCTTCATCGAATAAACTAAATACTTCTGGGGTTACTTTAGTGTCGCTGTCTAAATACAAAACTTTACCGTAGTTTTTTATCTCAGGATAATTAGTTACATACAACCGCGCTAAATACTTTTGATTTGTTTCCAGAATAAAAACATTTATTTTAAGCTCAGGGTTTAAATAACCTAAAGTTTCATTATCTGTAATTAATAGAATGTCTAGGTTATTAGGTTTATTTTTTAAAATGTCTTTTACGGAGTTATAAAACAGCTCTAAATAATCTTTTCCATATACCGTATAGTAGATTAAATTTTTATCGCCAAAATGTAAGTTAGATAATTTTTGTGTTTGTAAGTATTTATTATCTAACTCGGTTAAACATTCTTTTAAATTTTCTAGGTTGCCTTTAACTAGATATTGTTGAAAAGGCTGCGCAAATTTTTCAATGTTTAAAAATATATTTAAAGGTTTGCGGTTCCTATCTATTAGCTCAAACCTGATACTATCGACATCTTCAGGATTGAAAGATATTTCTTCAATTGAATTAATTATGTCTTGAGTATGAATGACTTTATTGTCTCTATAAACATAGAGTTTACGAGATCTATATTTAATAGAATCTATTATTTTATCTGGTACAGTTACCCTCATAATTGAGGTTAATTGTAACCTGATACCTGTAAACTTGCACTATTACTTTCTACTGTCTTGGTTCCGTCAGGTAGAGATATTTTACAAAAATATTGTTTTCCATTATCGGCTGTAGACACAAGCAGATTAATAGTAGAATTGTTTGCTCCTGGTATTTTAGAAGTTGTTCCTCCGGCTATTTCGTACCATTCATATATGTATAGTTTTGGAGAACATACTTCCACAGAAAATGATACCACATCTCCACTATTTGCTGTCACTCCACTAGGATGTGTAATTATTGCTGCAGCGTAATTAAAATAAATATATCTAGAGCCTGAAACTTGTGAATAAGTAACAGGAGTATTAATACCATCATCAATAGTTAAATTTACTTTTACTTCAACTGTTCGTGAGCCATAATCCTCAGAACAGCTGGGATAATATTCTAAATAAGGTGTACTTGTAATTACACTTAGTTTAGCATCTATGTACCATTCATATGAGTAGTTACCTACGGCGGGTACTACACCTACAGACATATTAGCTGAGCTAAAAGTATTTAGAGTTACATCTACAGGTTGTTGTGTAATTGAAAAAGGAATTCCATCATTTTTAACTACAGTTACATTAAAATAACCTCTATCTTCTCCTGCGCGATTAACTGCTCTCCATCTAATTACATTATCTCCGCCTATTTTAAATGGAGGAACGTTTGCCTCAATAACTTGAGCTTGCCCAAAAATAGGAGAAACTTCTCCAGGGGTATACCATTCCATTAAAGGTTCAGGCCGACCTAAAACTATGTCTGCACTTAAAGTTATATCACTACCCTCAAGTACTGTTTTTGACAAAATAGGAGTTACTAAAGGTTTAACATCTTTAAACCTCATAAAAACTGTTTTAGTTGTAATTTCACCAAAAGTATTCCAAATTCTGCAATAATAAGAATATCCCTCTTTACCGTAAGCAGGATCAAAACTGTTTTCAACAGCTAAACTAGCACCGTTAGGTCCTACAGGAACACCGTTCTCATACCATTGATAGTTTAAAGCTACAGCTCCTATAGCAAACACATAAAACACAGCGGTTTCATTAATTAATACATTTGAATCTTCAGGTTCTGTAACAATAGCTGGAGGCATTCCAGTGTAATCACTATTATAATAAACAGTGCAAGGATTACTTGTAACTGTACTGTAGGCGTTTGTAGCAGTACATGTATACACTCCTGTAGCGGTAATATCTAGTAATTGATTTGAAGTTGCTCCAGGAATAATTTCTCCATCTAAATACCACTGGTAGCTAATAGGTTCTTGCCCACTAACAATAAAATTTAAATTATTATTGCTAGTGCTAGAATTCATTGCTCTCAAACTAGGAGCATTTTGTCTTATATTTAATTCTTTTGAAACAGACTTCAATATTCCAAAAGATTGAGAGCTGGCTGCTCCTGATGTATAAGATAAAGGCATAACTTCAAACTATACAGTTATAGGTTGTAATGGAGCTTGATTAATTGTAACAAAATATTGGTTAGTCCCTCGTTTAACAATATATATTGACAAAGAGCTAGCTTCATAAGCTACAGCATCTGCGCCTACATACCAATAAGCTAGAGGAACTTCAACACCATCAATAAATATATGATTTAATTTATAAGGTGTAGCAGAATTTATTACTGTGACAGCGCAAGTAACAGCCTCATTTAACCCTAGTAAATCATTTAAAGTAGTAGAATTATCTCCTCTAAAATTCAAAGAAAAGTCGGAAGAAAACCCTTGAAGAAATAAATATGCTTGATTATTTTTTATATTTATATTGTATGGGTTATTTACAGGTGCTGCAATGGTACTGCTGGCTATGTTAATTCTTTCTTTAGTAGGAGAAGGTAAAGTATGTAACCAATCATATTCACTCCCTAAAAATCCTCCATCTACAGCTATTTCATAAGCAGTTTTTCCGCTAGATCCAGTAGCGCCAACGGATCCAATAGGTCCTGTGGCTCCTATATATGTATCAATAGCTATGTAATCCCCAGTTAACTCTCTTACATCCCAACCTATAGTATTGCCTACATAAGTAAGAATGACCACACTATCATCAACATTTAGATTTAAATTATCTTCTTGAGCTAATATATTATTTCCATTTCTATTAACTGTAATATTATTACTAGCCCAAGAACTTTTAGGATCCTGCAACCACACAAAATCTCCAACAATTGGAGAAGCAGGAAGAGCTACAGTAAACCCTTGAGCACTAGAATCCAATATATAATACTTGTTACTGGCTAGAGTAGCATTAGCATTGATGGTAATTCTAGACTCATCAATAGCTATAGTTTTAAGTTCTAAATCAAGATCATTAATTCCTGATTTAAACCAGTACTCAACTACGTCTCCGTTTTCTACAATTCCTACTACAAGACCTCTATGTCTCTGAAAACTAGGTATGGTTTCTTTTGCAATAGTTAAACTATTGTAAGGACCATACCTATTATCTATAGGTTTAGGTGCCGCTACATTTAGATTGTCGTTTATTAATATAGCCATATTTTAACCTGATCATACTTCGGTTAATTAGCTATGTTAAGAGTTTTTAAGCTCGTACGATCCTTCTGTAGTAGTAGCGTAATTGCTTATATAAACATCAAATGATACAGAGCTCCAATAACCAACAGGAGAAGATATATTATATTCAGACGGCGCAGAAAACAAGTCACTAGATGTTGCAATGTTTCCGTTGTTAGAAGTATTTGATGTGCTGGCCCATCTTGTTTTATTTGTATAGCTAGCTGCATGCGCAAACCAAATATATTGGCTTGTGGCTGCAAAAGTAATTGTAAGTGTACCTGACGCATCTGCTAATACTGTATTTGCATTACCTTCAGCAATAGCGGAAGCAATACTAGCTGTGGTGGGTTGAGTATTAGATACTCCCCAGTAATACGGATAAATTCCAGTAATGGTTCTATTTGTTGAAGCGAAATTGGTTCCTGCAGCTTGAGGAGCATTCACACTTCTTACCGCTGCCGTTCTAGAATCTGTAACATTTTTATTATTCTTTTTACCTAATCCTGCATCATAATTACCTTTACCACTCCATGTTGTTACTCCAGATACAACAGTATATGAATCTGTATAACTTAAAGTATATGTATAGTTAGGATTATTGGGATCAGCGTATCCATATTGACTAGCTATATCTGTAGTGGCTGCCGCTGTAGGAGAATTTGTAGAACTAATAACTCCATTTCCAGAACCTACATCTCTAGATATAGACAAACTTGTAAATGGGCCTGCATCATTTTCTGTCCCAACTAATGTTAATGCCTGAGTAATTGTAGATCCAATTTCTTTTGTACCTGATATAGAGGCGTTTAAAGAAATTGTTGGAATAGTGTATGTAGGTAATAAATCAGGAAACAATATAGTATCAAACACTTCAATAAGTGTTTTTGTTTTCCAAGTAGAAGCAAGTGTGGCAGGAGCTCCTCCTACAGCTATACTAGTAACTTCATCGCCAATTAATGTATTATATAGAGTATTACCTACATCCCCTGCAGGCCCAGTAGCCCCCGCAGGACCAGTTGCCCCGGTTGCTCCGACTCCAGTAGCTCCTACGGGACCAGTAGCACCTGCAGGACCAGCTACTCCACCACTTAAATTAACACTCCAACTTGTATCTGTTTGGCCTAGAGTACTATGAGTTACAACATCAAACACCAATGTACCACTGCTGACTCCACTGGTATAGCTAACCACGGTACCAACCATGTATTTGCTAATATCGTTAGTGCTTACCACTCTGACTTCTTGCCCAGGAGAATAGCTTAAACCTTTTTCAACTGTAATAGTTTTTGTTTCATCAGCTATAGTAATAGAATCAGTTGAAGAAGTAAGATATCTATCAGAAATACCACTTGGACCAGCTGCGCCAGTAGCACCTGTAGAGCCCATATCTCCAGTGGCACCTTGTGCGCCAGTAGCTCCAGTAGCACCTTGAACACCTTGAGATCCAGGTTCCCCAGTAGCTCCAATTTGACCTGTCGCACCAATTTCTCCAGTAGCCCCAAGAGAACCTTGGTGTCCCTGTTCCCCAGTAGCGCCTGTAACGCCAGTAGCGCCTGTAATGCCAGTGGCACCTGTGAGTCCTTGAACCCCTGTAGCACCTGTGGCTCCAATAATAACACTCTCGTCAGTTAAATCTGCAACGTATTGATAAGCATTTCCCGGTCCTACATTACCTGCATCTGCGCCAAGGTAAACATATAAAGCTCCTCCTGTAAGAATTGCAAATTGCCCTACATTCCCAGAAGTTCCTGCAGGTAAATCATTAACAGTAGCAGCAGTCGCAAAAACAGAAAATCCCAATCCAGCGGGGCCTGTAAGACCTGTAGCTCCTTGTAAACCACTAGCGCCAGTAGCTCCAACACTGCCAGTGGCTCCAGTGACGCCTGTTTCCCCTGTAGCTCCTTGAGCTCCAGTAGCCCCAACGGCTCCAGTAGCTCCGGCTGAACCTCCGCCTCCTGAAGTTTTAAGAATTAAATCAGCATCAGTAATGCCGTCAGCAAACCAATATTCAACTAAAGCTCCGCTCTCAATAACGCCAACTACTAAACCTCTATGTCTTTGTGTAACTGATGTTTTAGCTGCAGCTAAGCTAGCGTGGGGACCATATCTATTATCAATAGGTTTAGGTGCAGATACGTTTAAATTATCATTAATTAAAATAGCCATAGTGTTTAATGTTTAGAGGTTAAATTATTTTTTAATTATACTTTAGTTTTTAAAAATTGTCACGTTTTCTGTAGTGCTAGCCCAAGCGCTAATATATATTTTATATGTTATTCCAGTCCAAAGCCCGTTAGGAGAATTTATGGGATATGTTATAGGTGAAAGTATAAAATTACCTGAACCTATATTGCCGTTATTAAAAGCTGTGTGATACCATTGTGTTTTTACAGGATAATCATCATGTACAGCTAACCAAATATATTCATAATTGGCATTGTAGTTTACATTTATATTATCTGCTCCAGAAATTAATACTTTATTAGCTAAACTATTTTCTATATCATTAGCAATTTCTGCTGTAGTAGGTTGAGTTACTTTTTTACCCCAAAAATAAGGATATAATCCTGTAACAGATACTGAATTTGATTCGTAATTTTCATTTGCCGATTGAGGTGCTTGAGTATTTAGAATATCAAAACTTCTAGTATCATTAACGCCTTTATTATTTTTCTTTACTAGTCCTATATTATAGTTGCCTCTACCCAACCAATTTGTAACACCCTCTTCTACAACAAAATTATCTGTGTAATTAATTACATATTTGTAATTAGGATTATTTAAATTTGCGTAGTTATATTGGTTAACTAAATCTGGAGCTGTTTGAGCTGTAAGCGAATTACTGCTATACAAAGACAAATTATTTTTTCTAATATCTAAAAAATTAAAAGCTCCTGCATCATTTTTTATTGCGGTTAATACAAGACTTTGACTTAACGAAGCGCCTACTTCTCTAATACCTGATTGTGAGCCGGATAACTCTATTGTAGGTATAGTGTAAGTGGGCAACAAATCAGGAAAAAGAATTTTATCAAAAGCTTCTACGAGATTCTGGGTTTTCCAATAATCCGCCCCAGTAGCTCCAGCTCCTCCTACTTCTATGTTATTTGTTATATCAGGTATTTGAGTATTAAACTTTGTAGTGAGTTTACCGTCTTCAAAAGCTAACCCACTATTAGGTGCAAGATCTATTCCTCCAGGACCGCTGATATAATCTATTAATGAACCTAAATCTATTTTTCTAGTTTTATGTACTCCAGCAATTAACTGACTAATTACTAGATAATCTTCATCAGTGAGCCCTGTAGCTCCATTAAGCTGATGTATTCTTTTAATTAATTCTTGCTCCATTAAAAAATTATAATATAACCTTTCAGTATTTTCAATTTTATATTACAGCTTAGCTTTATCTAGTGCAGTATAATAGTCCGATTTTTCAGCTAAATGATCTTTAGCTATTTCTTTAGCTACTCTTTTATTATCTACATGTTCAAGCTCATGCTTTTTGCCTTTAGCTAATTCTTTTCTTGAAAAAGCTGAATCAGGTATATTATCTGCCGCACCTCCACTTAAAAAATCTTCTGCTTCTTTTCTCAATCCATATTGTTCAGCTCTATTAAGAAATCCTTTAATATATGCTTTTTTAACTTTTTCAGGAAGTTTAGTATCTTTAGGAGTATGCTTTTCCCAACGTTTAGCCATTTCAGGTTTATTGGCATACATCCATCTACGTTGAGCTTCTGATTCAAAAGGCATAATTATTTATCTTTCTTATTTTTCTTATCTTTTTTATTTTTCTTTTTATCAATATAATTAACTCCTTCAGCAGACAGCCTACCTAGTAACCCTGCCATTATAGGTACAAGAGCATTGCGCCCTGCACCAATTAATTTTTCGCGGTATGTTTTTTGAGGACGAGGAATGGGAAGTTGCGGAGGTGATGTAGGTGGAGTATCAGAAAGAGTAAAATCTTTCATCATGAATTTTCTATATTTAGGATTTATAAGAGCTAGAGAATGTAGTAATGAAGCAATATATGTTGCTCTAGCAGGCCAAAGTCTTCTTCTAAACTCGGCTTTGTCTCCTTTATAAATTTTTTCTGCTTCAGTGTTTGCGGCAGACTCGCTTATTTGAGTACCTAATCCTCCTCTTAATCCATGATTATTGGTAGGTTTTATAACCAGGTGAGCAAGATTATCTAATCCATGAAATTTAGCTCTTGTTTCAAGATCGTTTTTATTTTTATTTAAATCTATAGCATGTCCTAATTCATGAAAAGCTATCTCAGGAATGTCTCCATATAATTGAATAGTATTCGTAGTAGGGTTGTAATGATTACTTCTATTTATACTACTATTTATATTATTTATAGGTAAAAATACAGAACTTATTGCTTTAGTTGCACCTCTAATATACTTATTAGGTATACTTTCTTTATTTATAAATGGGCTTTTATCGCCCCATAATCTTTTTAAATCATCTAAAGTATTAGCGTGATTTAATCTAATTTTTACATCTTTTAAATGCTCATGATTTTTTAAATGCGCTAAAGTCTTTTCTAATTTTTGTTTTTCAATATTGCTATAAAACTCTGGAGTTTTTTCGTGGGCTACAGCTAAAGCCGCTGCAATAGAGCTAGGATTTATTCTTCCTACAGTTTTAGCTAAAAAATCATGAACTTTTGGTTCAAATTTGTCAGGAGTATCTTCTATAATCAAACCAATTTTAGTTAATACATAATTTTTAACTTTATTATTAACTTCAGAATACATTTTTATATTTTAAAAATTATCTTCCTCTGGCTTGTCTGTATCTAGGATCTGCGTAAATTTGCGAAGGATTAGTCATGCCTTCATTATAAAGCTGTGTGACAACTCCTTTCATTTTTTCATCACCTTTAGATCCAGGAGTATACCCTCCAAGAACTTTATTTATAAATTGATTGCTAGGACCAGCTCCTCCGGCAGCAGGTTGAGCTCCAGCAGCAGGCTGTGTTGGTCCTACAAAATTAGAAGCACCTGGAGCAGGGGCAGGCTGTGTTGGTCCTACAAAATTAGAAGCACCTGGAGCAGGGGCAGGCTGTGTTGGTCCTACAAAATTAGAAGCACCTGGAGCAGGGGCAGGCTGCATCGGCTTTATGGTATAAGAGCCTCCAGAGCCTCCAGGGCCTCCGGCAGGAGCTGCGGGAGCATTGGAGTTGCCCCCAGGAGATGGGGCCACATATGATTGACTGCGTGCCTTAGAAAAGTCATTCATCAGCCCTTGCCCATAAGATTTTACGGCTCCCATAGCTTTTCCTGGAAGACTTGCTATAGCATTTGCACCGCTCATTAATTTTTGAGCTACATTTCCACCGAAATCAGATATAGCTTGACCCGCTCTGCGACCAAATTGTTCACCGATACCGGCACCGTGCCCAGCAGATTGCATTATTGATGTAGGGGATGTAAGCCCTCCTCTGTTTATGTCTCCTGTAGAGGTATTATATCCTGCAACTCCACTTAATCCTCCAAGCGCCCCTCCTAAGTATTTACCTACGCTTTCTCCCATTCCTTGAAGAGAAGGCATGGTGGGGGCTGCAGTTGAGCCCGCAACACCTCCTGGGCTATTTGGCATCATTTGAGAGGGGAAAACAGCTTGTTTTAAAATATGTATAGCTTCTTGCTCATTAAAACCATATGCACTAGCTCTTTTGACAAATCCATTAATATATGCTTGTTCTTGTGTATTCATAAGTTGTGTATTCATAAGTTGTGTATTCATAAGTTGTGTATTCGTAAAATTAAATTTAAATTCTGCGTTTATATAATTTTATCTATATGGAGAGTCGTATTGATCAGAATATGGATCTTCATGATTTTTTCCTTTTCTATATTGATGATATTGCCTCAAAGCTTCTAATCCAGCCATTGAGGCAGTTTGTATCATTTGTTGTCTAGCTCTTGCTTTTTCTTCCTCCATTCTTAAAGGAAGCAACTCCATTTCTCTTTTATGTGCTGCTTCTGCTTCTTCTTTTGCGCGATTATCTAAAGCATTTAAATGGGCTTCTATTTCAGGAAATTTCCGAAGCATATTTGTTCTTATTTTTGATAAAGCATTTGATTTTGCGTTTGCTGGAGCTATACCTAATGTAGGAATTCCAGTGAGATATGGATGTCTTAGAGAAAAACTATTAGCGTAGGCTTTATCTATTTGATCTTTTGCATAAGATTTATGAGATTTATCTCTTAAATACATATCGAGATCATCTTCTATATCAGTTAACTTTAACTTAGCTTGTTTAAGTAATTCAATTGCTTGCTCATCATTAAAACCATATTCATTAGCTCTTTTAACGAAGCCTTCAATATATGCTTGTTGTTGTGTGTTCATAAGATTGTGTTTATATTATTTTAAAAATCGGCGGGTTTTTAATTTTTTTGCTAAACCACCTAATATGCGTCCTGTTTGATTTTTAGTCTGTTCTACTGCTCCTTCAAGTGCGGGTAACATTCTATGTTTAAATGTAGCTTTAGCTTTAAATTTCAACCTATCTTTTAAAGGTAATTTTTTCAATTGTTCTTTTGCTTTTTGCAACCTTTGAGAATGAGCATACATATCTTCAAAAGGATCAACATTAGGTAAATTTGGATTTGATTCTAGCATTTCACGAATCATAAGCCCTCCATGTCTTTGAACAGGGTTTGCTCTATCTCTTATTTTTCTTAAAAGTTGCTCTGAGTCAATCACTTGAGATTGTAAGGCGGGGTTTAAATTTTGAAAAGCTTCTCTTCGAACATTTTCAAGTCCTTTGCCAGGAATATTTATTGCTAAATCTCTTCCTGCCTTTCCTGAAGCTATATTAGCCAAGGTTTGTTCATCAGTTGGGTTAAACAACCTTGCTATTGATTCAGGACTTAATTCTCCTCTACTTAATGCTTCTGTTACTCTATTAGCTTGTTTAAGTAATTCAATTGCTTGCTCATCATTAAAACCATATTCATTAGCTCTTTTAACGAAGCCTTCAATATATGCTTGTTCTTGCGGGTTCATAATAAGTTCAGAAGTTTTTTGAATAGCTGCTCTACTACCTGTTGATATAGGAGTATTTTTAAAATTGTTATTTCCTAGTCCCGTATCTAAAGGATTATTTATTGGAGCTTCAGGAGAATGATAATCTCTTACTGAAGGTTGAGAACCTCTAAATAGCAAACTTCTTGGAAATATGTTTCTTTTTCCTTTTAAACTATCCATAGGATGACTTATATGGTTAAGAACATTTCCAATTCGGCTTGTACCATAAAAATCAGCATTTACATTTTCACCATAAGGGATATTAAAAAGCAAAGATCCCTGCCCAGGACTAGGCGCAGGAGTAGGCATAACAGGAGAAGGTTTTAATGGGTCTTTCCCAAAATTATCTGCAATTTTTACAAAACTATTACTCATAATTTTTTCTCTATTTTACGCTGGCTATAACAATATAGCAATTTTTCTTTTACATTTTGTATATTTTTATTTATTTCTTCTTCAGTTAATCTTAACACAACATAATGATGTTTTTTAAGAATAAGAGTCTTTTTTTGATCTCTTAAATCATCTCTGTGCCAATATGTGCCGTCAGCAAAAATAGCAACATTAGGATAAATAAATATATCAGCCACAGTAACGCCCAAAAGAGGTTTTTGTGTTATAAAAGATATATTTAAACTTACAAGTAATTCTTGTAACTTTAATTCTATACCTGTTTCTTTTCGGTCTCCGTTAAGATAACCTTTAATGCTACTGCAGATTTTACTGCAAGTTTTACCTTCACGCATGCGTTGAGAAGGTTCACGCCATATCTTACCGCAAAGATCACACTCTACACTAGGCAGTCGCATTTTTTCTATTTTTTAATTTTTCTCTCCAGATTTCTATATCAACAAGCACATCTTCATTTATGCTATGGAAGTTACCTAGATGTCCAAAGAATAAATGGCAATACACTCCATCACCTTTATCTTCACAGAGAGTAATTAGATTATCAGGGTCTAGCTCTAGTTCAGGATGCAAATGAAAAGGTTTTATATGATGTACTTCCAGTTTTTTAATTCCTCCACAAAGAGCACAATTAGGATAATTCTTTAAATGTGTTTTACGTACACTAGCCCACTTACTGCTTCGTTTATTATCGTGAACTGATTTATTTTTTAATAAATCTTTTTCAGTTGTGGGCTTTTTACTCATATTACTTAAATAAACTGCAAGCTAATTTTTCCATTATAGAACTGTGATCTTCCCCGCATTTACAATTCCATTTACGTAATGATTTATTAATACGACTATCTGGATCACTCTTAGCTTCGCTACCTGTATTAACTCGTTTCATGCCACACATTCTAGAACAGAAACTGTTCTGTCTTTTAGCTCTTTCACCACTAGGATTACTTTCAGTCACTGGAGCCTTGAGGGTACCCCCTGTCTCTCTCTTGTAACTAGCTCTACCTTTAGCATTCAATCCTCCTTCAGGATTTTTTCCTTCACTACGTTGCCATGCAGCTACTGCAGCTTCTTTTAAAGGAGTATATGAACCATCCCTAAGTCGAGCAACTCTAGGCTCATAAAATTTATCTACATTTATTCCTTTTGGAAGTTCAATAGAAACAGCAGGAGATTTTAATGCTCTTTTAGCCTCAAACATAGGAGACATAGATAGATTTTTTTCAAAATTTTCTCTATATGTCGCATAAGCTTTTTCTGCCAAATTTTTATATTGTTGAATATCATTTTCATTAGCTTGAAATTTACGTAAACGTAAAATTGCATTATTGTTTGCTAAACGTTCAAGAGCTAAAGCTCCTTTTCCTTTTTGCGTGAATTGCTCAGATGAAGGCGATTCAAATAAATGTGTCATATGCCCTCCCTCGTGCAGCAATTGGTGTGTAGGGCTATAGGGCAGTTTACGAAAAGCTTTATCACTTCTGGTTGTCCAGCTAGTTCCTTTATCTAATTTTCTTGGGATAGCCATAATTTTTCCAGTATGTGAATACCCAGGGCTAAATCCTCCTTGCATATTTAAACTTTCTTCTAAAGCTTCTATAGGTAATTCTATTCCATGAGTTTTTTTCATTATTTTTTGCATTTTTTTTAAATAACTATTTTTATCTCGGATTAGTGTTACTTTGTTGCGTTTCATTTCCCTCAAAACATCTTTTAACGCAGACAGTCTTCCTGCAGCTTTAGTTAACTTTTTCCATTGTTCTCTATCTGGATAATCTTTATCTCCAGGCTTAGCGGGCTTTTCTCCTCTAGCTCTTTTTGCTCTGATGTTAGCCCACAGACCTGGCTTTTCTGCAGCTTTAAGTAAGGTTAAAGCTTCATCTGAGCTTAAACCATATTCAGCTGCTCTTTTAATAAATCCCTGTATATAATAATTATTCATAATTATTCTTCTATTGTGTCCATACCTGTTAAATAACTACCAAAAGCTCTTTCTTTTAATCCGTGTTGATTTTTTAAATTTACAGGTTTTCCTGCATAGTGCCATGCTCTAGCTTCAGGAAGTAACACTGTGCGTATATAATTGTCATTAGAAGTTTCATTTGGGATATAACTATAATATGCTTCATCAAATCCTTTAGGTTTTAATCGCGCATAATCTTCAGCGTGACCTAATTCATGTTTTATAACGTCTTCATTTATTCTTCTAGGAGAGACAATAAACCCATTTTTACCTACAGGATGAAAAGAAGCATTGTTTCCTGCCCAAACAGAAGGCCTAGTAAGAAGAGCTGCGATATGCCTTCCTAAAATATTTTGTTTTTGTTCTTTAGCTGCTTCTAATACATCTTTGTAATCAGAAACAATTCTTACATTTTTAACTATATCTTTTTTAGGAATAGTTTCAACATTTCTTCTTTTTAAGTTCATCATGTCAGTAAAAGATTTAGGATATACCGCACGCAACTGCTCAAAAGTAGGCACATCAGATTCATTAAAATTATCTGAAGCTATTTTATTTTTTTTAATATATTCTTTTATAGCTTTTTTATCTGCTTCGTCTCTTAAATTGCCTTGAGAATATTCATTTATGCCTAGCAATTTAGGTAAATTATATCCTAAACCTCCCGATAATATGCTTAGCCCTGCAAGTTGTTCTAAATTGGTGGGTCTTTTTTTAAATTTATTTCTGATAATTTTTGCTAAAGGTATACCTGCTGCTGCAAGAGTTGCCCCATATATAGAAGCTTTATTTCTTTTTAGACTAGGAATAATTCCAGGATTTTTTGTTACATCTGTTTCGTAATCAATTATATTATTATTTTCATCATATATAGGACGCACATTTGATGAACGATAAGCATCTAAATAATAAGGGTCATTATAATTATATTCATCAGCTTTTTTAATAAATGTTTTTATAAACGCTTGTTTTAGTTGCTCCGTGTTCATAATTTGATTTTTTAATTTTTTTTGAACTTTCTGATCTTTATCTATAGCATTTAACATGTTATCAGAACCCTTTAATCTATTAGCTATATATTTATAAGCTCCAGGAACTCCTTCAGTAAATATATGAGAAAATCCACTTAATAAAGCTTTAGGTATTTCTGTGGGAGAGGCTTTCCTTAACGCCATAGTTAAAGAAGGATGCTCATCTTCATGTATTGTCCATTTGTCTCCATGAGAGTGTAAATGCAAAAGATTATCTGCATGTCTAAAACTTGAAAATCTATCTTGTCCTGATTCAGGGATACCTATAAATACAGGCTCAAATCCAAGAGCTTTTATATGATCTTCAGATAAACTTGTTTTAGGTATAATTACTCTTTTATGATAAGTGCCTGCAAAAACGCCTTTATTTCTTAATTTATTTACCCAATATTTAAACCTTTTTTCTGCTTTCTTTTTTTCTTCTAAAGTTAAATTTTTATATTCCTCTATTTTATCCTCAACATTTTGTTTATTAAAAATAAAAGCGTATTTATCTATACTGTTCATAAAGATTCTTCTTGTAAATTTATTTTATTATACTCAAATTTATTATCTTTGCGAATATGTTTATGAAAAAATTTACCAGGACTCTTTACACGTTTAATACGGTCAAATAAGTTTTTAGGTACATTATTATACCTATATGTTCCTCCACTATGGAATTCTACATCCATAGTCTTTTCTTTCTTATCGTAGCCTACAGCTTTAATATTAGTGCTTTTTAACGGATGGTCTGCTGCGGCAGTTTTATTTAATATTTTTTTTACTACATCCAACTGTGTCTTTACTCTTTTATTTACATCTTGTGTTTTGCTGGGTGTTTCTATTGTAACGTGAGGAATAGCTCTGTTATCTAATTCTTTATTTTGCTGAGCATTTTCATTTTTTCTTTTATTTAAATAATATCCCAACGCTGCCAATCCAGTTAATCCTGCACCTATAGCTATAGGTTTTTTGTAGTTTTTAAGTTTTTGAAAAAATGTGGGTTTTACAGGAGGTGTTTTTCTTCCAAAATATTCATCTGATATTTCTTTTATTTTTTTAGGTCCAAATACATATTGTTCTGCTTCAGTTTGACCTCCTCTAAATCCTTTGGTTTTAAAATGCTCTGTTACTTTTTTTCTCAAGTTTTCCTCATCTATATTGTCATATATATCAGGATTTTTAAAGAATTCTTCTCCTCCAATATGATTAAATAATTGTTCAGCAAAATTGTTAGGTAAATTTATTTTATCATCTCCAGGAACATGATAATAAAAAATGTGCCGTATAGGTCTACGGTCAAAGTCCGTAATATTTTTATTAGAATATTCACCTGTATAAATATTTAGAGGTTTATTTCTTTCATCTAAAAATCGTTTATGTGATATGGCATCTATTACACCACTAGAAGGTATAAAATGTCGTAATCCTACATTTTTTAAAATACTTGGACTTGTGTATGTATCGTAATCAAAATGATTAGTGCGGAAAACAGTTAACACGTTATTCAAATCAATTATCTGACCGTTACTTAATTTAAAAAAATTAGAAGGAAGAGGTTCTTCAGCCTTCTTTTCTATAGGTACAACTAGATCACCTTTTATCTCATAACCATCAGGTACTTTATAATCTAATTCTTTAAGATATTCAGCACTGAATGCCTGATCTTTATCTATAGCTTTAGATACACTTTCAGGAATTTTTGCAACTTTCTCTATATATGCATATATGTTTTCAGGAGATTCTCCTCTAGCTAAAAAAAGATATTCATTAGGGTTCACACTAAATCCTAATTTATTTAATAGTTCTACATCTGCAAGATTAGTGTATGCTATGGAATTTTCTCCATAGTTTCCAGCATTACGCTTGTACGCTAATTTCTTCATTTTTATTTTTTTCTATTATTTTTTAATATTTCTAAGTATTTTTCCGCCTCTTCAATAGTTTTGGTTTGTTTTGGTCAAGCTCCTATTGTTCCTCCAGTCCCTTCGTTAATTGCTGCATTTCTTAATATTTCAAAATGTTTCTTTGCCTCTTCAGCAGCTTGTGCTTCAAAAATTTTCTCTAACTGATGTAAAGCAGGTTTTGACGGATCATAAGGTATATTGTTTTTTTCCAGATAAGCCTTAATTTTAAAAAACGAATTCCCTCTCAATTCGCTAGGTAATGACAGCCACGGTCTTCCTCCGTGTTTCCCGTATTTTTCATTTATCATCTTTTCTATTTTATTTTTTAAGTCAGAAGCATCATCTCCCACAATGTTACTTTTATGCATTTGATATGCTTGTTCGTCTTTTTTATATTTTTCAGCTAGATTATCTAATAGACTAAAAAATTCAGTGTGATCTTCACCTGGAGGATTTTTTATTTTTGGGTTAATATTAAAATATTTTTTTGCTAATACATCTCCGGTTAACCCTAATCCAGTTCCTATTGCTCCACCAATTCCTGCATTAATTCCTACATTTTTTAAATATACTTTTAATTTATCTTTTAAATCTCTATCTGAATTTTGTTGATTTTCTTTATAAGCATCATATACACCTTTTACAGTTCCAAGACCTAATCCTGCACCTAAACCCATTAAACTTCCTTTAGTTTTAAATCCTCTTAATTCGTTAGCTATTTTTTTGATATTCATAGATATTAATTTAAAGTTTTTGTTGCAGTTATTTATAAATTATTTTTTATTATTTTATACTATCTAATAGCTAAAAAAAAGAGAATACTGAGAAATTTAATTCTACAATATTCTCTCTTTTTTTACTTGAAGCGCTTTTCAATTCTCTTAAACGCTTCCTCTACCGCAATAGCAGTTACTGCTACCACAAGGTAGATTACTGCCACAGTTGACCATTTCATTACATCCAAGATCTGATTTTTTCTCCTACACGCTCTCCTACTACCCAGCCAACTTTGATCGCAAGTGCTGCCAAAAGGATGTTCCAGCAAGACATTTCAATTTTCATATGATTCTGATTTTTTGGGTTAAGTTTGAATTAGCAAACCATTTGCTATTCATAATACTATACCACAAATAATGTTAATTATTTAGGGGGGGTATATAATAGCTAAAAAAAGAGCGACAGTAATAGGTACTGCCCATTGCGCTCTTTTTTCTGATTTTTACAGCGTTTACAGCGCTGCGTCTGCCGCTTCGGTGCAGCTTCCTACAAAATCATTTTTTTCATTTTCATTCTGCCGTTTTTTGATTTCTTTTTTGACTAACCTGCTCATATACCAACAGGAAGCATGTTGAAATCCTTTTTTGACGGCAACTACCAAACCACAGACTGCTCCTGCTCCTGCAACGACTTTACCGATTGTTTTGATGTCCATATGATTCTGATTTTTTGGGTTAAGTTTGAATTAGCAAACCATTTGCTATTCATAATACTATACCACAAATAATGTTAATTATTTAGGGGGGGTATATAATAGCTAAAAAAAGAGACACTCTAGGGAATTTAATCCTTTCTGTCTCTTTTCTTGCTACTTTTTCAGTAGCGTTTTGAGGAGGCTTGCCCACCCCAAGACGACAAGCACCGTCACTCCTACTTTGTTTATAGTTTCAGTCATTATTCACCTCCTTTCTTGTTTAGGTTTACTACTCGTGATCGCCATAACTGAGGGTCAAATCTTCAAATAATTCTTCTCTCTCAAGAGGAGTCATATTTTCAATTCTATCCGCGCAAAACTTTTGCATGCTAGTTTGCATCGCTGGCATCACGTGCATGAACTTAGTCATGATTGTTTTTGCTATTGGATTGGCGTGAAATTCCGCTAAGAAATCAATCTCTTCTTCAGAGAACGTTTCTTCGAAATATTTAAGAGTAAATGCCACCAAAGCTTCCTCTGGCAGAATTTTTGACATGTACGGAAGTTGTTCCGTCATCATCATCCATGCTTTTCTGATACCTGACAACTCAACGAGTGCTTCAATTTTTTCTTTCATATGATTCTGATTTTTTGGGTTAAGTTTGAATTAGCAAACCATTTGCTATTCATAATACTATACCATAAATAATATTAATTATTTAGGGGGGGTATATAATAGCTAAAAAAAATCGAAGCCGATTAGCCTCACCACTCTAGCGCAGGTGACGCGCATTGTTTAAGGAGGGGTAGGAGGAGGAGCAGGCAGAGCTTTAATTTTCTCTAAAAGCTCTTCCACATCCTTTTGACTTAACCAACCTACCACGTCGTTGTTGGTTAGGTCATGGTAATAAAACTCCCAGCTTTCTGGGTCCTCCATGTTCTTGAATCTAATTAACGCAAGCTCCCACAGGCCATTTTTTCCTCCATAGGAAAACTCATGGCACACCACGCTGGCCCCTAAACTGTTTGGAAAACGATACACTTTCTGAATCATATCAAAGCTCATGTTAATGCTATTTATTTGGGTTAATTTGAAGCTTCATGCTTCATATTATTATACCAATTATTCTCTAGTTATATTGAGGGGGGTAATAGCTAAAAAAAGAGCGACAGTAATAGGTACTGACCATTACGCTCTTTCTCGGGGTTTACTGGTTGGAGGTGTTGAAAAGGACCGTTTCTTCAACGGTGCATTTAAGCACTCTCACTGGTTTCAAGAGAGTCTTATTCAATAGCGCGGCAGTTTTCTCTGCCTCGTCTTCTTTCTCTACTTTCATGAGGAGCACCCACTCCTCAAAAAGTTGCTCGACTAAAAAAACGTTCTTTACTTCCATACTATTCTATTTGGGTTAATTTGAAGCACCATGCTTCATATTATTATACCATTTATTACTTGAATAATTTAAAGCAAATACAATAGCTAAAAAAAGAGGGGTTGGACCTCTTTTGAGTTGGATTAAATTGACAAGTCTAATGGTATAAAAATGCTTAATTCTAACCAAGTCAGATCTTCTATTTCTTGCAATAGAAGTTTATAGTTATTGAGCAGAATTGCTCTGTCGCTATAAACTTCTAACGCCTCTCCATCTCCATGGAGAGTTAAATTGTTATTCTCAACATTGACTGTGTATATCCCCTCTCTTCCTGATAATCGAAAAACCCCTGTGTTTTTCGTTTTTTCAATCAGGTTAATTAATTCTTTTTCATTTAACAGTTTTGCTTCACGCATATGTATATTGGTTAATTTGAAGCACCATGCTTCATATTATTATACCAATTATTCTCTAGATATATTAAGGGAGCTATCTAGTTACTACGTCTTCAAACTTAACTATCTCCTCTAATAGAGCTCTCATTATCTTTTCACTTTTCTCACCTTTCATTTTTTTAGCTATCAGATTGAGCCTATTAGCTTCTTCAAGATTAGTATTCCTGCTCATTAGCCACATACAAATATAGTCTGCCGCATCTATATAATCTTCTGAAACAACTAGAGAATCTCTTACAAATTTATCTTTACAGTCTTCTATATTCCTATCTGGTATTCCAGAAGCATATCTAATCATGTCTTCTATATTCTTACTGGAATTGAACCTTTTTACTTCTGGGTAAAAATAGTCTTTTCTAGTAAAAATTTCCAGCAACTCATACTTACTCTTATTTCTATATCTAGGAGTAAACTTACTAGACTTAAAAGAAACTATATAATCTAGGGCACTCTGATACGCATCTTTGTTATATATGCAATACCAGTCTATCTCTTCTGGAGTAGGTATTGTTCCTATAGCATCTAGATAGAGTCTTCTGATTAGTTTACTCTCATGTTTGTTTCCACTAGGATATAGTTCACCTGCAATAATAAGTATAAATATACCTAATACGAGGAGATCTTTTCTCATACTAGTGAGGCTGGGTTAATATATGATTATTATCCTGAAAAGTTTTAACAATAAACTTACAGATCTCACTCCTCATAATATCCTCCTCTGTAAATGCTAGACTATAGATACCCATCCGCTCAGCTTCAGGAGTATTGAACATATGTAGGCATTTATCAAATCCTCCCTGTTTACTCTTAGGAAGATCGCTCTGAGCACTGTCTGCACAGAGAATCATTCTAGTAAATTTACCTATACGAGTAAGAATAGTTTGGATCTCGTTAAGTGTCATATTCTGACACTCATCCACAATAACACATCTAGCAGTCCAGCTAGCTCCTCTTATAAAGTTAATAGGTTGATAGACTAGCCTTCCTTCTGTCTTTAATCTTTTAGCTTCTCCCACAGGAAGCAGTTCTTCTATCTTATCTTCAAATGGTCCCATATAGGGCTCATACTTTCCTGCAATATCTCCAGGAAGAAAACCTAGTTTAGAATCTGCACTCTCTACAGCAGCTCTTACAAAGATAAGATCACTTACTTTCTTTTGATTTAATAGTTCTAATCCTATTCTTACAGAGGTAAGTGTTTTACTAGTACCTGCTGGACCAGCTAAAAAAATAATTTTAGCCTCTTTGCTAGCTCCTAATTCTATAAGAGCTTTTTGTTTCTCTGTCCAAGCTAACTCTCTGATATGTAAATCAAAGTCTATTTTTTCTCTCTGATATATCTTGGGTGAAGTATCTTTCTTGGGTTCAGTCTTCTGTTTAGCCATACTTATATTATAATATAATAATATAATCTCTGATAGCTAAAAAAATAGGTTAGAGGGAGAGTGCCACCCCTGACACTCTCCCTCATGCACCCATTCACCCAAAAGGGGTGGCAGTGCATGTGTAGGCATCTACGTTTGAGCCTTGCACATGCACCACCATTTGCGGTTATGTATATCGACTCCGCCAAAGCCGCTGCGCGCTTACCCTCTCAGGTATATACCCCGGCGCAGTGAGGCTGCGTATCATAATTATAAATAGGTGCATACGCGACACCTTTCGCAGCCTGTATAGTCCGGTATATTTCTCACGAATATACTACAAGATCTATACAGACCACTTGCGGTTAGGTTTTACAATTACGAACCTCCGCCGTTAAACACCGTACCAGTACGCCCCGGATACGGACAAGGCTACACTTGGATCTGGTAGTAAAACCAGCCTTTGCTCGTCATACGCCGCAAAGGTAGCGTAGGAGCCATTCTGACAGGCATACGGTGATCAACCATACGATGAAACCTGACGAGATGTTACAATCAGCTGCAGCTAATTGCACTCCATATTATTATACCAAAATAGTTATAAATATTTAGGGGGGGTTAAGATACAAGCTCTTGTATTACTTTACCTTCTTTTACAATACTTGCAGGTCTACCTCCTGGAGCCATGAGTTGCTTATCTGGATCTATACCTAATTGGGTATACATAGTGGCTGCTAGATTTTCTACTGTCAGAGGATTATCTTCTACGTCGCTACCTGTAGCATCAGATGAACCATATATTAATCCTTTTTTAAATCCTCCTCCAGCAAAAGCTACACTGAACACTCTAGGCCAATGATCTCTACCTGCATCTTTATTGATTTTAGGAGTACGTCCAAATTCAGAACTTACCATGACTAGTGTAGAATCAAGTAAACCTCTTTGTTCTAGATCAGTAATAAGTGCAGCGTAAGCTTGATCAAATGAGGGAAGCTGTTTACTTATTCCACTAGCTATACCTGTATGCATATCCCATCCTCCATAAGTAACACTTACAAATCTAACTCCAGCTTCCACTAATCGTCTAGCCATGAGGAATCTTTGACCAGCCTGATTCATTCCGTAGAATTCTCTAATTTTAGCCTCTTCAGCTTCTAGATTAAAAGCTTCTCTAGCTGAAGGAGAGCTAATCATATTATATGCCTTTTGATAAAACTCATCCATAGCAGCTACGCTATCACTTGTTTCTATATATTTAAAATGGCTGTCTACTGTATCTAGAATAGATCTACGCTTAGCAAATCTTTCAGGAGTAACACTATCAGGAAGATTAAGATCTCTTACTTTAAATTTTTCACTAGCAGGATCACTACCTAAACTAAAAGGTCCATATGCTTTTGAGAGATATCCTGTATCTGCAGGATCAGAACCATTATTACCTATTTTCTGAGGAACACATACATATGCAGGAAAATTGTTTCTATCTTTTAATTCATGTGCTACTACAGAACCAAAGCTAGGATACTCAAGAGCAGGAGATGGTCTGTATCCTGTAAACATACTGATAGTTCCTCTTTCATGCGCAGCTTCTCCATGAGTCATAGATCTAACAACAGTAAGTTTATCTGCTATCTTAGCTGTATGTTTTAAATGTTCTGAAAAGTGTACTCCAGGAATACTTGTTTTAACTGTACCTAATGGGCCTCTATATTCAATAGGGGCTTGAGGGTGAGGATCCCATGTTTCTTGAGCAGCAGCTCCTCCAGGTAGGAAAATATGAATTACAGATTCTGCTTTAGCTTTTAAAGTAGACTCAGCTCTAAGCTTTAAAAAATCTCCTGTAGTGATACCTAGTCCACCAACTAGTCCAGTATAGATAAAGTCTCTTCTGTTCATGTGGTTATTATATATTATATAAGGGATCTTGAATAGCTAAAAAAAGAGATAGGCACCACCTATCTCTTATCCCTCTCTACGCACCCATGCGTATGAGGGGTTTATTTTATTCTTGAAACCATACCGATTTCCTCCTTTCGGAGGAAGTCAGGAGGGGTACATGCCTAATCGCTTTTTGGCACTTTCGTGCCAAAAGCGTGCGGTTTCGCCAGTGGTTGGTCTCCCCCATCACGGGGAAAGCCAGGGCGCGCAGCGAATCCTCTAGAATACCTATATTCTTTCCATACCCTCTTCCGGTTTCAAGTTTTTTTACCATGTTCAAAACGTCAATATTGCAGGCCGCCCAATCCACCCAGGCCTTACGCAATTGACGTACGCCGAATTCACGTTCGGCGCGGCGTGCCTGATTCACAGGCTTTTTCGCGGATGGGTTGTTTGTGGCCATCTAATATACTATACCAGAATGTGATTGATTATTCATGGGGGGGGTAATAGTTAAAAAAAAGGCCCTGACTGAATTAACAGTCAGGGCCCTTCAGCTGAGGGGGAAGTTATTCACCCCTCAGCTCTTTAGCCGCTGCGACCATAATGGTCATGGCGGCTAGCGCCAAACTTCCCCAAATGATGGCAGAGGGGGTGTCTTGGTTTAATTTTAACATAACAATATCCATGGCTGCTAGCAACCATGTTAACGCAAAAATATGAATAGTTTTCATCAAGTTATTATACCATATTTCATTTTGTTTTTTTGAGAGGGGGAGGTTAAAAAAAAAGCGTACCCAGCAGGACTCGAACCTGCGACCAACGGATTAGAAATCCGTTGCTCTATCCAACTGAGCTATGGGTACATAAAAGAAAGGGGGTACTGATGGTGGGACTCGAACCCACACGGAGTTTGCGCTCCAACAGATTTTAAGTCTGTTGCGTCTGCCATTTCGCCACATCAGCGTTGTGTTATTTCTAACTAACTGAGAAAATTTAGTCAATTTTTTAAATTAAAAAAGTGGGACCGGAGGGATTCGAACCCCCAACCAAGCGATTATGAGTCGCCTGCTCTAACCATTGAGCTACGGTCCCGTTTGCTGCTTCGCGGTTAGATCATCTGTTGCAGCTGCAGACAATGAAAGATATACAGTTACACCAAGTCAGACATTAAACTGCGATCTCGATCAAGACACTCGCGACTTATCTTTTTAGATAAGATACTATTATCTAAAATTTTTGAATAGTTATATACTACTCATTATATTATACCAAAAAAAATACTAAATATTTATTGCGGTAGACTTATTATGCTTTGCATTTTTAAGAAGTATATATCCTTTATGCGGCAAGCTGAATTCTAAGGTATGTACTTCTGTTTCTTTCTTGTCTACTACAGCTCCTGCAAAAATACCACCTTTAATTAGAGCAAAACCAAAATGTGTTTGAGCGTCTTCAGTTACTCCATATATTTTTAACCCTTCTGGAGTTTCTTCTATTTCTGTAATTCTACCAGAATACTCAAACAAATCTGCACGACTAAATTTTACTAAGTCTCCTACATTTACAGCAGCTACAAGCTGAGGTTGTATTACCCCTGTATTGTCAGAAAGATATTTATAAATATTTAGATTTAAAGTATTTATATTGTTTTTTAATCCTGCGTTTAAATTTCCAGAAAAACACAAGTTAAAAACCACTAAAAATGTAGGGATAAGTTTCATGAAATTAAAATATCTTCTTTGTTTGCTGGCGGATATTCAGGATTACTATCTAAAAAAGAATCAATGTCCATAACTATATAAAACTTCTTTGATGCCTTCATCATCTATCACAAAACTAGATTGTCTAGGAATATTATTTAATCCCATAGCTTCACTATGTTTATCTCCTTTGACTGTAGTAGACAACATGTAATGTTCGAATTCTGCGTACTCTTTCATTTCTAAATGATGCTGATCTGCAGTCAACAGAATTTTTTGCTTAATTCCAATCAGGCTTTCTGGTTTAGCTAAAAAAAGATTAGCTATATAACTTTCTCTAGCTTTAGATGAAGAAGGAATTCTTCCTTTATACTCTGCACTATATCCATGGGAAATTACAAACAGATTATTTTTAAGTTTAAATATTCCATGATCTGTTTGAAACACTTCGAAAGAAATATTTTTACAAGATCTATAATAGCATTCTAGCGCTTTGAACAGTACATAATCTCCAAAGTCGTTGTGATTACCCTTCACACTCTTAACAGTTACTTTAGGAAACAAGGCTATTAAACTATTAATAAATTTAACGATAGCATTAAAAGCAATATTAAATTGCTCTTCTTTGATACAATCATGCACGAGCATTGTTCCCTTTGTGGTAAACCCTGCTCCTGTTGTGTGTAGAATATCTCCTAAAGAAACAAGCACACATTCATCAATATTGTAGGTTCTTTCTTCAGAAACTTTTTCAATATTCTCAGCATACAACTCTAAGCATTTAACCGCATCTTCTGTACTATAGCCTTTATTTCGGTACGATTCTTTAAAATTCGTTTTGGCTCCAAAATGTATATCAGAAAGACCAACTACAAGCGCTTTAGATTTACGAATAGCTTTTGCATTTTTTTCTTTTTTTAGTTGAGTGTATTTAGGAGGCACCCAAGAAGAAAGAAAATTCGTAAAAGGATTGAAAATCCCTTCTTCAAACTTAAACCATTTAGATGCAGCTTCTTCAGTTTGTTGCCAGCTTTTTCTTTGAAATTCTTGATGAAGTTGAAATTTCTTTTTCTGAAGAACATCATCTGTCATTTCGTGAAGATCTCGTTCTATCAATTCTTCAGGGGTAAAAGGCTCAGAATCATGAGTGATACCAAAAACATTTTTTAACTCTGTAAAATAGTTTCTTGGAATTTTGTAATTTCTACAAATCTCATTGATACTTTTTTCATTGTTGTACCAGTTAGAGTAGTTTTGGAAGATACCTCTAACTGTATCTCCAGGAAGAACGATATTACCGTTAGCAGCTTTTAAATGAACAACATATTTATCATTTTCTTTATTGTATACATACTTGGCAGTGTATTTTAAACCGCTCTTCCAATCATCTTCAGAGACATTGTTTATTTCAGGTAGATTCAACTGAATTACTGCTTTGTTGTTTAAATGTCTTTCGTTATTCTTTTTTTTACTTATTACTGTCGGAGCATTAATAAGTAAAGTTAAATTTTTTTTAAATGTTTTAACTTGATTAGAAGAAAACCCAATATCAGATAAAAACTTTGAAACGCTTTTTTTCTGCCGTTTAAGTTTTACGCATTGGTTGAAAATTTCTGTAGAAGTCATATTTTTAATTTTTTTGAAACGGCGGGTTTTTTGCTTGCTTTTGCTTATATTATTTATTTTAAACTACTTACAAATTACACAGAAGCTGTACACTACACTTGATGGGTGTAGAAAACTAGACTGTTGTAGCGTAAACCAAAAGAGACTCAAGACCAAAATTGTTTTTTGTAGCAGCTCTAATTTTAACTCCATAAGTTGTAGAAGATTGTAAATTTTCTATAATGATTGGGCTACTCAAGCCTGCAGGTTCTTTATAATTCCATGTGATTCCTGCGTCAATAGTGTATTGATACGTAATTAATGGATTCTCTCCTATTGTAGAAGGAGGTACAAAATTTACAATCAATTTTCTATCTCCGCTTTCAATTGAAGTAATTGTTGCAGCTGAAGGTTTAACAGGAATTATGCTTATGGGTTGTTCAGATTCAATTAAAAAAACT